AATCAATCAAAGCAAATGGGTTGGCATAATAAGCCACGCGACTTTGGTACAATGATTGCTCTATGTCACTCTGAACTATCAGAAGCACTAGAGGGCGCCCGCAAAGACTTGTGGGACGATCATCTAACACATCGTCCTATGCCAGAAGTTGAACTTGCTGACTGCATCATTCGTATTCTTGATCTAGCTGGTCGTGAGGGCTATGACGTTGCCGGCGCTCTAGCAGAGAAGCATGAGTACAACAGAACACGCGCAGATCATCAGCTAAAGAATCGTGAAGCAGAAGGCGGGAAGAAGTTTTAATGGCAATTCTTAAACTAGTAGATGCGTCTAACCCTATTCTAAAACAGAAGATGGAAGATTTTGATTTTACAAATCCTCCTATTGATCCTATTCAGTTAGCAAAAGACCTAGCAGAGACTATGATCGAAAACAAAGGTCTAGGTCTTGCTGCTAATCAAGTTGGCTTACCATACAGAGTATTTGTACTCACTGGTAGTCCGATAAATGCATGTTTTAATCCGAAAGTAGTTGACAGCACAAGTGAAATGGTGTATCTTGATGAAGGCTGCTTAAGCTATCCTGGCTTGGTTGTAAAGATCAAGCGACCAAAGATGCTAAGAGTTCGTTTCACTATGCCCAATGGTGAGACTAAGACTGAAAAATTTGACGGTATGACTGCACGTTGCTTTCTACATGAACTAGATCATCTCAATGGTATTGTTCATTTAGACCGCGCTCATCCTTATCACAAGGAAAAGGCAAAGAAGGCACGTAAAGCATACGAAAAGATCCTTGCGAGAACAAAGTAATATTTGGAGATTGTTATGACAGACGAAGTTAAAGTTGACGAAACAACACAGTACGAAAGTCTTATTGGTGTAAAAGAACCCACTGCTGAAGAAGAGTCGCCGTTTCTTGATTTGTTGCCAGAACTAGAGCAATCTACTGACAAGGAATGGAAGAAACATTGGGTTGCTATGCCCGAATTCAAGCAAGAAGAAAATCCAGCGTACAAGACGATCTATGTTCATTTTCGTAATGAAGAAGACTATAAGGAATTCTCAAAGCTTATTGATCAGTCTTTGACTGACAAGACAAAAAGCATTTGGCATCCAAAGCTTGATCGTGAAGCAAATGCACTACGTAGGTGGATTGAAACGAATGACTAATCCAAAGAATCCAGTATACATTATCAGCAAGGGTCGTGCCGACTCTATGTTGACTTCTAGATCATTGTCTAGAATGAAAGTTAATCATTACATTGCAATTGAACCGCAAGACAAAGAACCTTACGAAGCTGCACTAGATAACTTTGGTATTCGTGATTATGTTACGTTACTAGTTGCGCCGTTTAGCAATCATGGTGATGGACCTGGTCGCGCTAGAAACTGGTGTTGGGATCATGCTATCTCTATCGGTGCTGAAAAGCATTGGGTGTTAGATGATAACATTACAGATTTCTATCGTCTAAATGAAAACAGCCGTATTCGTGTTGAGTCTGGTGCTATCTTCAAAGCAGCAGAAGACTTTGTTGATAGATATGAGAATGTGCCTATCTCTGGTTTTCAGTATCGGTTCTTCATTGCACCAAATCAAAAGTATCCGCCTTACGTAAAAAATACTCGCATTTATTCTTGCTTGTTAATCTCGAATGACTGCAAGTATCGCTGGCGTGGTCGTTACAACGAAGACACTGATATCTGCCTACGTGTACTCAAGGATGGCGATTGCACAATTCAGTTCAATGCTTTCTTGCAAGGTAAAGCTGCTACACAGACTGTCAAAGGTGGCAACACTGCTGAGTTCTATCACGCTGAAGGCACTCAAGACAAAAGCAAATGGAGAGACGGCCAGCTTAATCCAGAGGGAACAGTCAACAAGTCACAGATGCTAGTCGATTTGCATCCAGACGTTGCCACGATGGTCTGGCGCTACGGCAGATGGCATCATTACGTTGACTATAGTTCGTTCAAAAAGAATGAGCTACGTCTTAAAAAAGATGTAGATTTAAAATCAATGCCTAAAGTAAATAACTATGGAATGACTTTAGTTAAGAACTTTCAAGTATAAGTATACAGAGGAAAAGTATATTATGGTTAAAACTGTGACAACACAATACAAATACAATGAAGATAAATCTCTAGCAGAGATTGCTGCATACATTGACGTAACGTATGGTCAGCATTATTCTCAGAACAAGTATCAAGCAACAGAGTTCATCATTGATGGTGGCCACGGTACTGGCTTCTGCATCGGTAATGTTCTCAAGTATGCACAACGTTATGGTCGTAAAGGTTCGCCAAAAGATTGGCGAAGTGACTTGCTAAAAGTAATTCATTATGCTATTATACAATTGCATGTACATGAACTAGAAAATAATGGTAAAGTTTGAACACATTCAAGATGGAATAGATGCCGTTGTAATTGATGGTCTTTATTCCTATGATCAAATGGCTCAGATAATGACTGAGTTAAAATGGCTGACAAAACCCAATATTCTTAAATCAGACTTAAATAATTTAGGTGCATCGACTTCAAATACAACAGGCGATTATGGTGCCTCTAAAAAAGGTATCTTCTTAGAACAGGTATTTGTTAACTGGCAGCACTCTGCATTAATGAAGCATTGTTTTGAGAATTTTGAAAAACCAGAAATAAAAGCTAAACTAATAAGCTTGAATCCGTTATATAAAATATTCTATGCTTGTGACATGAGAACGCATCTTCTTTCTTATTATGAAAATTCAGACTTTTATAAAGTGCATCGTGATGCTACAGTATTCACTATACTCAATTACTTTAATGTAGAGCCTAAAGAATTTGAAGGTGGAGAAGTAATACTTCATTCTTTCAATGGAGAAAGACGCCATAAGATTGCTATAAATAACAATAGAATCATACTGATATCTGGTAATACAAAACACGAAGTTACAGAAATTAAGTCAGACTGTGGACTAGGTAATGGAAGATATTGTAATGCTGTTTTTTTAAATGTTAAAAATAATTGAGATGAGGATATAAAATGGAAATTAAAATTCCCGTAGAAGAATTGCAAAAGCGAAAACTATTCGTAGCAACACCCATGTATGGTGGTATGTGTGCGGGTATGTTTACAAAGTCATGCAATGATCTTTCTGCCCTTGCAGTAAGATATGGCATTGAAGTTCGTTTTTATTACCTATTCAATGAGTCATTAATCACACGCGCAAGAAACTATTGCTGTGATGAGTTTATGCGTTCAGATTGTACGCATATGATCTTCATTGACAGTGACATTGGTTTCAATGCTAATGACGTTATCACAATGCTTGCTCTACAGTCAGATGAAAGTGAATATGATGTTATTTGTGGTCCATATCCCAAGAAGTGTATCTCATGGGAAAAGATCAAGACTGCTGTAGATAAGGGTGCTGCCGATCAAGATCCTAACATTCTAGAGAAGTTTGTCGGCGACTACGTGTTCAACGTGGTAAATGGTACAGGTCAAATGTCTCTTATGGAACCAGCAGAGGTAATGGAATCAGGCACAGGCTTTATGATGTTCCGTAAGTAAACATTAGAGAAGTTTGCTGCTGCATATCCTGAGTTGATGTATCGACCAGATCATGTACGTACAGCAGCATTTGACGGCTCACGTGAGATCATGACGTACTTTGATGCTCTTATTGATAACAAACACTCTTACATCAAGAAGCAGATTCGAAAGTTCTATGAAAAGAACCCAAATGCTACCCAAAAAGAAGTTGTTGACTTTATCGACAATGTAGACTATGATGTAGATGGAAACAAATATTCCAAGCGTTACCTATCTGAAGATTACATGTTCTGTCAATGGGCACGTAACATCGGTCTAAAGATTTGGTTGTGTCCATGGATGGGTCTACAGCACGTCGGTACATACGTGTTCGGTGGCACCCTTGCTGATCTAGCATCAGTAGGTGTTGCTGCTACAGCAGATCCAGCCAAACTTGGTAGCAAGAAGTAAGTTTGATTTTTATATATTATAGGAGACTACAAAATGATTCTAAGCGAAACTACACTGAACGTACTAAAGAACTTTTCTTCAATTAATCCTGGTATTCTATTTCGTCCAGGCAATACTGTGCGTAGTATTTCTGCACACAAGACTGTCCTTGCGAAAGCAGAGGTAGATAACACATTCGATAAGGAATGTGCAATCTATGACCTATCGCGTTTTATTTCTGCGCTATCGCTATTTGATAAGCCAGAAGTAACGTTTGGCGACAACTCTGTTTCTATCTCGTCTGATCAAAGCACTCTGAAGTATGTCTATGCTGATCCAGCAAGCATCGTGACTGCTCCCACTTCAGAGTTTGCTTTGCCTGCTGCTGAAGTAACATTCACGCTTAAGGCTGATGATCTAAGTAAGGTACAGCGCGGCGGTGCAGTACTACAGTTGCCTGAGATCATTGTCTCTGGTAACGGCAATACTATCACTCTAAGTGCTGCGAATACGAAGAATCCAACAGTAGACGGTTTCAGCATCGT